GGGTTGTAACCCTACCCCTAGAGGGTTTAGAGATAGGGGAATATTTTAGCCAATGCTACAGCGACTCCATTTTGCAGTATAGTATTACCTGCAAAATGCCGAGCCGAGCCGTGGAGTTACATGAAACCGCTCATTTCGTAATTTGATGGGACGTGCATACGCCAACACAAGTTACTTGATACCTCGCGCCAAAACTTTTTCATACGGAAAATTGGGTCGACCGATTAGACGTGGAATTAGAATGGCTAACCGCTTTGCGCGTTCTTTTACTCGTACGAAACGTAAACGACGGACCAATGGTCGTGGAGTTACCTTTCAACGTGATCATGAATTGATCTATCGCAAGAACCGAATGCCTTATAGGCGTAAGAAACGATGGGTTCGTTTTATTCGGAAAACCAACGCTGTATCTGAGAAAGTACTGGGCACAAGAACAGTTGTTCGGAATGAACAATTTAGTTTCTCGACATCTGGTACCTCAGCAAACAGTACCGACACGCTCGGCCAACTAGCGCTCTATCCCGTTGGAAACGGTACTCACGAATATTTACGTGATCTTGGGCGCATTGCATCAGACCCTGATGTTCCTCAAACTGGGAAATTTTTATTTCAATCCGCTATTATGGATTGTACATTTACGAATGTGTCATCTACTGACGATCTTGATCGTAAAGATATCCCAATTGAATTGGATATTTATGAAATTACCGCGGGGCGAAATTTCGAAAAAGCTACTGGAGATAAAGGGCTATTGGATGTCTTCTCTGAAGGGGCAGCCGATACCTCTACCATTGCGTATACGCAAGGAACCCCTGTTGCTCTTGGATTGTCAAATCGCGGGACAACTCCTTGGGATTTACCTCAAGCTCTTTCATTGTATAAGGTGAAAATATGGAAAAAAACAAAGTATCGTTTAAGTGGAGGGCAATCAATATCTTATCAAATGCGTGATCCCACGAGACATGTCTTTGAAAAAGGTTACATCGGGGAGTTAACGGGATCTAACCTTCCTCGGGCAACGAGATGGTTACTCTTAATTGCTAAACCTGTTGTCGGATTCGACGTTGGGATTAGCGGAATATGTGAACTTGCGACAGGTGTCACCCGCAAGTACATGTACAAGTTAAAAGAAAAAAACGAAGACAAGGATTGTGTATTAGATCCTTAGGTATTGTTAACGAAGTGAGAGATAGCTTCAGAATAATCAATAAATTCTTGAACCTCACCCCAAATTGGGAAAACCATCCATTTCGAAACTCTTCTTACGAAAGAATCAAAATAAGCGTTGCGATACCAAGTATTAGGGACGCTGTTACTAGTAATAATAACAGTCTCTGCAATAAATTGGATTTGTCCCCCTTTACTTTCAACAAGCAGCGGATAGCGGTCACACACCCGTAGCAACAAGTCGAAGGGCAACCAGCCATAGAATTCATCGATGATGACGGTCTTCTGTCCGTTGTATCCATCCCACCAGTTTGATCGTTGCTTCCAGTAGGCGTCTGGATAGTTGTCCATACACCATTTGGACTTTCCGGTTCCAGTCGGTCCTTGAATAACAATGACTTCAACTTCATGGTTACGAGGAGGAGTAATCAGTGTTCGATAACGTTCAAAAGCCCGGTAATTGCTTACCCAAATATCAAAGTATTCATTAGCAATAGTTAAATCATCTGCTCCATCCTTAATCTTCTGTCTCACTTCCGCCAGCTTCTTCTGCCGCTTCGTCAAAGGCGTCGATGAGAGATCTTCGTACAATTCCTTCAGTTCTCCATGCGTCAATGAAGGATAAGAAAGTACTAGTGGCATCTCGCATATCGTTGAGTTCGTGCCACCATTCCTGCATGCATCGGTTTGGAGGTTCGATTCGGGCAGTAACATGCTTGAACATGTTTTTAGGCAATACAGGACTGCCTGCTTTCTTGAACCTCTTCTTGGCTCTAGGTGCGCGCCCGGCAGCCGCTCCTTCACCCAGCATAGTCGACGAGCTTGAATCAGTTCGACATAACCTTGGAGATGCTCGGTTCCGCTTTCCCCCACTTCCTTGACTGCAATCAGAAATTTCAGGTTTTCGTTCCATGTCTCTTGTTCCAAGCAAATTTCAAAATGATTGTTGAGTGTGAAGCACCAGTTGCGAGCCGTCATGAAAATTAGAATGTGACGTCATCTGAAATCTGCCAATAGGATTGAAGAATTCGGGCAAGTTCCACTGTGTCCAGAATAGGTCCAGAGAAGACCATCACTCTCCCCTAGGATTAGGGTTGTAACCCTACCCCTAGAGGGTTTAGAGATAGGGGAATATTTTAGCCAATGCTACAGCGACTCCATTTTGCAGTATAGTATTACCTGCAAAATGC